TTTTTTTTTTTTTTTTTTTTTTTTTTGATATAAAAATACAAACCACTTTTAAATTAAAACAAAAGCATAGCGCACACTTTATGGTTTATTTTATATTATACAAATAGTAAAGCACACAAATACTTAAAAGAAATCTGGAAAGTTTTCTGGAAGGGACTTAAGATTCTTGCAAATTTGCATTGGTCTAGTAAGAGCCACATTACTCACAACACGATTTATTTTCCCAGTAGCAGCTAGCAAAAGTATTGTGAAGACATACGCGGGTATCACTGAGCTCTGAGATATCACAATTACACCTTTTGGCTTCTTATTGAATTCAGAGAGAGCTCTCTCAAAATTCTTTCTAATATTGCAACCTTTTCGAATGACATTCTCCAGCATAAATTGTTGTGTTGGCAGCCCACCTCTGCCACAACCATACGGAAAAGATATAACCATACCATCTTCAGGTGACTTAAATTTCCTCAAAGTTGAGAGCGAAATGACAAAGTACTCATCTAAATTCTCGACGTAATGCTTTTCTGCTGCAACAACAACACCAGGCAAAATTTGCTGTGTTGCAACGGGGAGTTGTCCTGGAATTAATGGATCCAGCAGATCTAGATTTTCAGTAGCATTGCACGCTGCCAGGAAGGAGCAGTCTCCGTTTCTCTGCTCTTCATAAAACTCTGCAATCTGCCCAAGTGTCAGCAATCTACTTGGCTCCAGCCATTTCAGGGTTTTAACAGCCATTCTTCGCAACTCAGTTACTTCTTCAGATCCATGGAGCCACAATTCTCGCAGAATGTTATTAAGATTTGCAACATAAGCATCTGCCATCTCCAATTTCTTAGCTCGCACAAAATGTAATTGCGGCCACAAACTTTCTCTCGACATAGGCCCTACCCACTCACCATCTGGAAGCACCTTGAAGTTCCTCTTCAAAAAATCACAATCTGTCAATTTGCGAAAAGAAATCCCCTGTTTTGTCTTATCAACTCCATCTGTTACGGTAATGGACAATCTAAGGAAAAAATCAACAAGAAATTCACCATTGAACTTAGAAGAGATTGCATCAGAGACAGATATTAAATTATCATCTCCATACACAACTAAAGCAACGTGAGTATCAAAACTTTCCCTAATCATAGGATTATCGGCAAAGCACATCCTATACGCGTATTTAACAAGTATTTCATTCAGAATGGAATTTACAATGACTGTCAAAGGAAACCCAGAAGGTATGCCATTTTCTACCCTATAAAGCAATTTCTCACATATGGCATAACGCCCTGTACAAGCCAACAATAAATTGCAAATTTGTGTCACTTCCTCGTCATTCTTCCCCATGAACGAGCCAATTAATTGGCCAATTTTGAGCATTATGCATTTAGGCAAAAAGCCATCAAATCTACTATAATCACAACATAAAATATTATTGCCCTTCTCAAGTAACTTGCAAGCAATGCGACTCCATTCCCGAGAGTATGGATTCACTCCAACTTGACATGGCAACACATCCCTTCTTGTCATGAAAAATCTAACAAAATTCAAAAACTTCTTTCTAATTACAAGATTGTAAGACATGGGTAGCACTGTAAACAATCTACTCTTGGGCTTTTCCAGCACCTTCCTCTTGGGCAACCTTTCATCTTTGACACATTCTATGCAATACAAATCGGGAACACGCATCTTACTTTCCTCTTCAAACCAAGTGATATCTTCCAGCATTTGCTTGTCCGATATTGTGTAGTCTCCAGCGTCCCCTTCCACGTAACGTGCTTTTCCTTTATCCCCAGGATTACGTTCCAATCGGTATGGATAGCCTTCAGAAGTACTCAGAACAATGGCATCAAAATACTCCAAGTTTGCAACTCCATTCAGCGCAACTTCAAGTGAGACTTCCTCAAATGTAAAATCGCCTCTTGCATCATACCAAGTTTCTTTGATTTCCTCACAAACTGCCACCAAAGTATCAGCGTCAAATGGACCTGCTTCTTTTGCGTACTTTGTCATTCCGACTGAAAATGGGTCATAGTCAGCATTCATAGTTCCAGCCAGTCGCGGGTCATTTCTCCCCAAAACACTAGGCAATTTATCGCAAGGCGTGTTCAAATGCCAGGATTCAGGTGTTTCCACAAAACCCGTTTTTCCTCCTACAGAGACCTGGTGTTCTTTTGATATTGCTCCAATCACACGACAACCAGGTCCCAAAATCTCAGGGGAGGCCCACTCAGTGTAGTTCATGACAAATGCACTCTGACCAGTAGTTTGGGTGAATCTCTCATCGAAAGGAATAAAGCAAGCTGATGCCAACTGGCCCGTACCAGCAACATGAACAGCAACCAATTTCATTTTTCCTTCTAATTCCACCATAATTAAAGATCCACAATCTCCTTTGATAGTGTTGTTCTCATACTGCAAATGCAACGGAACTTTCCTGCGATATTCCCCAGAGCACACTGTCATAACTTGGCTCTTCTTCTTGCACATAATCTCGCCAATCTCTGGCACCATTTGCTGCAGCACTGCATCATATTTGTAAGAAAAGAAGGTTGCCTTAAAACTATCAGGCAACGACTCGGCGTCATAAACTACTCTGGTCTGGAAAGAATCAACCATCTTAGGGATTACTGGAGCCACGTACAAGGCTAATTCATTTCCTTCAAAAAGTGTCAATTTTTTCTTCTCCCAAACAAAATATGTGCTTGACAGACTTGACTCCAAATGCACCATTGACCCACTTGGGATTGCTTCTGCGAAATGATTTACAATAAGAAAACCCCTATTTGGCATGAGACAAACTTGGATCCGATTTCCAAATACATTTAATGTGGCCATGCAATTGTCAGCAATCCACCCAGCAGTATCTCCAAAACACGGGGCTTGACCTTCCCAATTCCTCACACGTACTTTCTTGTTCCGAAAGAGATATTCCCCAGCAGCCTTATTTGGAGGCAAACTTTGTGCATCCAGCTTGCAGCCTTCAGAAAACAATGCAGCTGCACCAACAACAAATGAAGCTTCTCCTGCACAACCCCACAAACTTTGCAGCATTGCGTAAACTACAGTTCCTCCAAAGATAGCAATTAATGTACCCACTGCCAATTTCATTGCAAATGGCCATTTCTTGTACTCCCACACATAGGATGAGCGAAGGGCCTTCTTTGTTTCCTCAAGGCAATTTCGAAACCAACCCTTGTCCCCAGAATCTTGCAGATGTTTCCCAAGTACATACAAGTAAGCTTTTTGCCACTCTGGCAAGTGCGCAATTTGGCCACGCATAAATTCATCTGTGCAAGTTGGGGAGACAGTAAGATTTTCAAGGACCCAACCCTTCTTCACAATATTCTTAGCATAAAGAACCGCCAAAGGATTTAACGTCGGAAACAATTTGGACAAATTCTGATATGTCAAAGCACAAGCCAAACTACGTTGTTGCAACTCAGCCTTCTCAAGATTAGACAACCCAAGATTTTTGATATTTACGCGAGTAACCATTCCATTTTCTAGCCAGAAGTATACTATATCTCCATCTGATATCAAAAAATGATGCCCTGGCAAATGTGTTGCAGCGTACTTCATCACGGCAGAGGGCCCTATAGATCCTATAGCAACGCTTATCCCAACCAGATTTTTAAGCGCTTCTGCCTCAGTTCCCTCTGGCACAGGCAAAGACGACAAAAATATTTGCTCAGCCTCTTCATGTTCTTTGAATCTGTTGTAAACGAATGACCAAAGTTCCTCATAACTTTCAAAAGTTTGTAGCGCGTGAAAAGGAGATCTAGAATCCAACAAAGTGTACTCTTGGTTACCACAAGGATCTGAAGGGTTATAAGGCACTCCATTCTTTAATGTAACCTTGATAACACAATGCCTTCTTCTCTCATAAGCTTCAGAATCATGCACTCCTGACTCAGGGTTGGCAGCAAGAAAGTTACTGCTCGCAATTATTAATCTGGAGTCAAAATACATACCTTTCTCCTTCAAATCTGCCATATTCACTGCATGAGGATTTCTAGAAACCACATTAATTATCTCAGCTTCATTTGAAATTAAACCAGGCACTGCTCCAAAATCATCATATGTAACAACTGCTTGCCTTCTGTAACCAGACCAGAAGGGATCTTGTCCATTCCTAGCGTAAATTTCATTTGAGCCTAATTGCTCTTGTTGCAGCCAATTAGCTCCCATCCTTTGTACAACTGATGTCTTTCCTACTCCAGAAGATCCCGTAAAAAACACCATAAAAGGCGCTCTACGGGATCCATTTGATCCTGCCATCACCACAGAATTGTGCAATTCTGTTAGTTTCTCCAAAGCCTTTGTGACTAATGCCATAACTTGTGGTGAACCCCTATGAACTGTCTTAAGCAGGCCTGCTCGGATAGACCTCCCTTTCTCAATGAGCTGTGCTAAACGATCAAAAATCTCCCTAGCGTTAGAAGTGAATTCTAACATAAAGGCTATCATGCAATCGCACTCGTCAAGCCAGTCTGCAACATTTTCCCCAAGCAAAATCGATAAGTCAGATAATACCTGAGACTCAAAACCAAGAACTTTGCTACCAATCTCTCCCAAAGATGTGAAGAGATATGTCACTATGTCTCGCATAGCCACAGCTCCATTTTTAATTTGCGTGATAGCACCAAAAGATCGGCCAACCTCATTCAGGGATTTTGTAGACCATGATTCCATAGTTGCTGCCAAGCTTTCCAAGACGATACTTGGTCCAAATTGCCCTTCACTCTGCGGAATCTTGCCCTTAAGATCAGCCCCAAATGCCACGTTCAGCAATTTTCCACACGATAGGGATACAAACTCCATCATATCAGAAATTATGGACGATTTCTCCACACCTTTAGTGAAAAGGTAAGTCGACCCAACTGCAGCAGTAATCCCAGCAAGAAATAAAGAAGGAGCATTGCATGGACTCGCTATCATTTTTGTTGCAACTAAAAATTTTTCGATGAGTGCAACAATGCAAGTAGATGAGACAATGGCAACCCCCATATATAGGCACTCTTCAATGCCCACTAAAAGACCACTTATGCCATCATGAATAGAAGAAGCCCATCTCTTCAACACTTCAAAGATATTTCCAAACCAAGAAAAGGCTTGTTCTATATTTGGCATCCAAGAAGCAAATGCGCCACGAATAGCGTCTTTCAAACAAATCAAAAAATTCTCAAGTGTTTTTGTGGTAAATTTGGCGCACTTCTCAAGGATGATAGATGCCGCGCGTTGCACACTTGAGATGATGCTTTGCCCAACCATAGCTTGAGTGTCCAAAGAAGTGACTTTACTAGGTGGAAATACTTCAGCATCAGAAGAAGTTGCTAGATTTTCATTTCCATCCCTGGAATCCATTACAAAATCACAATCAAACCAATTTGTGCAGGTTTCATGATTGTATTCTAGCATCTTGTTTTTATCATATTTGCCAGTAAGCACATTGCCATAAGCATGTGCTTTTAATATCGCAAATCTTGCTCGCACAGCTTGTGCGGAAAACATTTGAGCATTATTAAGTCCAGCATTATAGTCAATTGCCATGCTGTTGGCATCAAAGAAACACAAATGCATATAGATTAAATCTTTCAAAGGATTCCCAGCAAATTCTCTTTCCACAAAATCCTTAGTGGATTGTAAACCCATGGAGCATCGTAGGAAACCAACGCACACGGAAGCCAATTCAGAAGCCATTTCAAAGTTTATGAGAGCAAAATGGATCGAGAATTGAAGAAAATTTAAAGTTGAGAATGAAAGCAGAAGACGTTTCAAGAAAGCTGTTTGTTAGAGGATTTCAGAAAAGAAGAGAATTCGTAACCGAAAGCAGTTTTGATTCGACGAAAGCTGTTTGTTCAAATATTTAATTTAAAC